AGCCCGGCGGTCGCCGTTTTCACGTTGTCGAACGCCGAGCCGAGCGACGAGATGCGGTCGCGGTCGATGTCGTTGATGGTCGCGGAGAACCGCTGGAGCGAGACTTCGGCCTCGCCAATCGCGTTGAAGGCTGGCAGCAGCGACAGCCCCGACTTGCCAAGCGTGTCGGTCGCGAGCGCGGCCCGGCGTGCGGGGTCTTCGATTTTCTGCAACTCGACTCCGAGCCGCTGGGCAATCGTCGTGGGATCAGACTTGCGCAGTTCTTCCTGCGAGATGCCGAGTTCCTGGAACGCCTTCGCCGCGTCGCCGCTGCCCTTGCGTGCCTCGTCGATCTTGACCGACAACTTTTGGATGCCGCTGGCGAGCGCGTCGATGCTGCCGCCGCTTCGCCGTGCTGCCTCGTCGAGAACTTGGATCGTCTGGAAGTCGGTGCCGAGCCGCAGGGCGGTGTTGCCCAACTGCTCGACCCGGCCTTCCAGTTCGTCGAGCCCGCGGCCGATGGCGAACGCCGCCGTGCCGAACGCCGCGATGCCGCCCACCGCGAGCGTGAGCGGGTTCGCCAGCCCCGCGATCGTGCGACCGATCCCGGTGATGCCCTGCGTCAGCCCGCCGGAGAACACGCGGCCAAGCCCCTCGCCCGCCGACGCGAGGCCCGACAGCCGCCCGGCCACGTTGCCGATCGGCCCGGGGAGGGCCGCGAGGATGCCGCTGAGTTCGTTGAACTTGAGCGTGCCGCCGTCGCCCGCCTTGGCCGACGAGGCGGCGAACTTGTCGGCCGCCAGCGTGGCCTTGGCGTAGTCGCCCGCAACGCGATCCAACGCCCGGGCGTACTGCTCCTCGGTGAGTCGGCCTCGCTCGCGGAACTGGGCGAGTTCGTTGGTCGCCGCAGCGAAGTCCCGCTGAGCCCGTTCCTCCCGCGTTAGGTTCGCCTCGATGATCTCGGCGACCCGCTGCGACTCCGCGGCCCGCTGCTTCTCGGCGGCGGCGACCCGCTCGGCCTCGCCGTTGTATTCCGCCGCGGCACGGGTGTAGGTTTGCTGGTCGATGGCACCCTGCGAAAGCAGTTCGGTGAGGCGGGAGAGCGACGCGGCCCGCTTCTCTTCCTCGGTGCGGTTCGCCTTCGTGACCGCGATGCCTTCCTCGATGGCGGTCGCGGTGTCGCTCGCTTCCTTTTGGATCGCGGCAAACTGGGCGGCGAACTCCTGGGCGTCAACCTTTCCCGTCCGCAAAGCAGACTGGAGGAACGCGAGGTCGGTGGCGAACTTCGCCTGCGACTCCGACGCCTTGGCACTGTCGGTTCCGAACCGCTTGAACGCGTCGCTGACCTTCGCCGCCTCAGCATCGAGTGCCTTGAACGCACGCTCAACCGGGTTCAATGCCTTCGGCACTGCCGAGGCATCCGCGGTGACCTTGAGTGCGAGTCCGAGGACGGTAGCCATCAGTCGAGCCCGAGTTGCTTCCTCAACTCGATGACCACCTCGCGGGCTTGCAGGTTGTGCTGCGGAGGCGGTTCTATCGGGATGAAGTCGGCGGCCTTCGGGGTCTTTCCTTTCTCGGAATAGGGGGCGAGCATCGCGGAAACGATCAAGCCTGTCTCGGCCCAGGAGTCGTCGAACGCCTTGAAGTGCCGCACGAAGGCCATCCATTCGGCCAGCTCGCGGCACGACATCGTGCGTTCGATTTCACCAACCGACTTTTTCAAGAACCCCGCCAGCCGGAACAGGAACTGTCGCGACGGACGGAGATTCAGTTTTTTGCGAGTTCCTCCACATCCTGCTCGGACATCGCGTTGTGCGTCATCGCCTTGTCAAACAACGTGCTGACGACCTTCGCGGACTTCGCCGCGAGTTCGCCGATCTGCTCGTCGGTGAAGATTCGCTCGCCCGATTCGGGATGGCACAGGCAGCGGGCGAGGAACTTCGCACGGAAGTTCTCGATCCCGGTTTCCCGCTTGCCGATCCATTCACGCTCGTAGGCGTCACGCTCCCCCACGGTCATCACGCGGATGCCGAGTTCCATGTCGTTCCATTCCTTCACCTTGACGCGAAGGATGCCGAGGTCATGGGCGGCGAGAATCTGAGCGGCGAGTTCGGCTGCTGTCAGTGGCATGGTCACTCCATGGAAATCTTGAAGATGCCGATGTACCGCGTCACATCGTTGACGGTCCCGGTCGCACGGAGCGACTGACAGATGGCCTTGACGGTGGCATCGAGGCCGCCCCCGGCAAAGACGAGGGTGGCCTTCTTCCCGTACTGGCCCGCGGTCAACTGCGCCGTGGAGAAGGACGTTACCTCTATAGTCCCGGCGTCAAGCGTCCAGTTCGATCCGCGTGCCTGCGGCAGCGAGCCGCCACGCTGGATGTCGATCTTCGACACCTCGACGAACGCCCCGCCGTCCCATGACGCCGAGACGCCTGTGCAGTCGATCGCCATGACGGGCCTCCGTCATGGTCAGACGCGTGCGATGCGGAGCGTCGCCTGCCCGCGGATGGCGTCGTTGGTCGCCAGCGTGAGGGTCGAGGCGTTGACCGTATACGCGACTGCGCTGAGCAGGGCGGTGCCGCCCGTGGTGATCGTGCAGGTGCCGGTGGTGGCGTCCGCAATCACGACCGCACCGAGGTAATCGAACTGCACGGTACGCCCGGTGTCGCTCGACGAGCCTTGCAGCGGGCGGTCCCGCGTCAGGATCGACGCACCGGTGGTCAGGGCGAGGTGCGAGATGTCGATCTTCTCGGCCCCGGCGTTCGGGTCGGTGTTCTGAATGACGATATTCGTCGCCGTGTAGAACGTGGAGCCGAGGCGGATCGTCGTGCCGGTACCGTCATGAGGAGTTACGGACATCGCGGGATGCTCCTATTGTTCCGACCACATCACGAGGTAGGTCTGCGTCACGCTGTAGACCGGCGGCGTCTCGCTGCCAGCCAACTGCACAAACCCGTCAACCTCAGTCTCAAGACTGACGTTGTGGATCAGTACCGAGTCTGCCGATTCACCCCCGTATCCATCCAGACGCGCCCGGGCTTTGTCGGCGAGGTCTCTTACTGCCTCGTATGTCTCGGCGTAGAAGTCGAAAACCGCCTGGACCTTCGGCATATTGGTCGGCCCCGCCAGCGACTGCTCGCGGATGACCCCGCCGCGACGCCACGTAGCGAACGGCAGGGGGGCGTCGGCCGGGGCAAGCAGCGGGTAGACGCGGTGGCCGACCACCAGTGCCACCACGGGGTCGGCGGCGAGGACGCGGGACAGGGCTTGCTCGGGGCTTTTCAGCGGCATGGCTTCCTCGGGGCTACAGGGTGTCGGTCGAGTTGACGACGCCGGACTCGCGGAACCGCAGGGAGGCCCACGCCTGCCCGATCGACACGGACAGGAGTTGAGCGAGCGTCGAGGCAACGTCGCCTTGCGTCTGCTCCCACGCCGTCCGCAGCGGCGGCTTGCCCATCGTGCCGCCGGGCGTCACGCCGCGGATCGTGAACGGCTGGCTGGACTTCTTGAAGAACGCACGCGGGTAGGCAGGGTCGGTCTGCACCCGCCCGCCGCCCGGCGACGGCAGCAGCTTGAACGGGCCGAGCCGGTTGAAGCTCGACGCGATGTAGGCGTTCTGCCCGCTGACGGTGTGGACGACGCCGCGGCCTCGCACGACTTCCTGCCTGCCGAGCCGCGTTCGCGTGAAGGGCTTGGTCGGCGACGTTCGCTGGTAGGGCTTGTTGTGGTACCGGGCGAATACGCGGTCGTCGGTCCCGGCCTCCAGCCACCACTGATGAAACGCCCTGTCCTTGCCAGCCCGCACGGTGCCGCCCGCGGCACTGACCGCCGACCCCGACCCGGCACGCGTGTATCCCACGATGCCGACCGCGACGCCCTGCCCGCCGTACTGCACCACCTTCGAGGTGACAGCCCGCTTGAGGTTTTCGGTCGGCCCGACCGGCGTGATTCGCCGCAGCGTGTTGACCGTGGGCCGGATCGCCTTGCGGACGACCGCGGCGAGGATTTGAGCCGCCTGCTTCGGCGGCATGAACTTCTGCACCTGCTCGATCAGGCTCCGCAACTCGGCGGCGTCGAGCCGCACGCTGATCCCGGCGACAGCCATCAGACCGCCTCCTGACAAATCAGTTCGTGGATCGTGCGGCCTTCCTGCTCCAGCAGCGAAACGATTTCAAGCGTGCGGCCACGCCACGACAGCCGCATCTTGGTGGTCAGCCCGGTGAGGTAGCGGAGCCGCACGCGGTGCGTGATCGACAACTGCTGCTGCCCGGCGAGCAACGCTTCGCGGGCGGTCACGCCGTCCACCTTCGCCCACACCGTCGCGAACGTCGTCCACGCAAA